ACGTTCCAACGTTTGACCTTAATTTTGGGGTTTGCGATTATTATTTTTACCAACAAAACATCTTAACAAACAACAACTTATTCAACCTTTATTGGAGGCGAACGATTGGACAAATTGACACAGGTAAAATGCTAACCGCTCAATTCGATTTGAGAGAAACCGACATTGCTACGTTAAAACTAAACGACAAAATTCGAATCGATAATTCATGGTGGAATATAAACAAAATTATTGATTACGATTGCAACAATCCAAAGTTAACTAAAGTTGAGTTGTTAAGTGTTGACTCAGAAATTGACTTCGCTAAATTCCAAACGGCTAAACCAATTTTCCCAACACCTTCCGAGGTCGGTAATATTACTACTCCGATAATAAACTCAAACAACGAAAACACGAACGTTATAAGCCTCGGGTCAAACGCTTTAGTATTTGGTCAGGGCAACGTTATTCAACAAGGTTTTCAGGGCGTAGTGATTGGGAATAATAAATCGGTAAGTTCGGGAGATAGTGGAATTTGGACGGATAACTTAAATGGAAAGTCGTTGAGTAACTGGCAACCTAATTCTTTAGTTTACAACCCTACTTTAATAGACCAAGATTACACGTTAACCGCAGACGATACGCTTATAATTTCGGACGGTGCGGCTTTAGTTAATGCAACGCTTCCAGCGGTGGGGAACTTTGGCAAAGTTTACGTTATTAAAAACATTTCAACTTTCAATGTTGACGTTCAGGGAACGGGTGGCGACTTAATAGATGGCGCGTTAATTTACACTTTAAACCAATGGGATGCGGTCACGGTAGTTGATGACGGGACGCAATGGTTAACCATTTAAAACACGAACGAAATTTTTCTATTATAAATTATGGCAGGTACAATTGATGTTGGTACTATTAAGGTTGGTGGAATAAGGGAGTTAAAAGAAGAACTTAATTCAATAAAAGATTCATTAACCAATTTGGATGTTGATGTTAGCGGAATGGATAAGCTAAACCAACAGATGAGCCAACTAGAAAAAACAACAGAGAGTTTAACAAAAGAACTTAAGGACGTTGAGGAAGGTTCGGACGCTTTTAAATCGATAAACTCCGAAATTCAAAAGGCAACAAAGCAAATGAATTTGCTCAAAGAGGCGTCTGGTAAGGTTGACATTGACGCTAAATTTGACGAAATTTACGAATCAGCCTTGCCATTAACTGGTAGGCTTGGAGAACTTGAGGATAGGATGTATGCCTTAGCCGCTGCTGGCTTACAAAACACGGAAGGTTTTAAAGCTTTACAAAGTGAGGCAGTAAATATTAGGCAGACAATAACTAGGGTTGATGAAAGTGTAGACGACTTAGCAGCTAATAGGGGAATTTCTACATTTGGAGAACAATTCACAGGCTTATCGGATAGTTTACTTAGTTTAGATTTCAATAGAGCCGCTCAGCAATCGCAAGGGTTAGCTAATAATTTAAGTAATTTAAAACTTACGGAGGTAACTTCAGGTTTTAAAAATTTAGGGACAACGTTTATAAGCTTAGGAAAGGCGTTATTAACCAATCCAATTTTTTTACTTGTCGCTGCAATCACAGCAATCGTTGCGGGTATCATTGCCTTAATGAATGCAATGGGAATTCTTAAGCCTATCATGAACGCAATTGGTAAGGTGTTTGGGTGGATTGGAGACGCTATTGGATTAGTAGTTCAGGCAATTAAAGACTTTCTCGATTGGATTGGGTTAACTGACTTTGCTGCTGAGGATGCTGCGGAAAATGCAAAGAAACGACACGCCGAGGAAATGGCGCAGTCTAAGGAGCGTTTAGCGGCTTTAGAAACTAGGGGAACAGAGGAACAAAACACGTACCAACGTGCTATTGACTTAGCCAAAGCGGAGGGAAAAGAAACCTATGCACTTGAAAAGGCGAAAGTACAAGCTTCAATTAATTTTCAAAAGGAAAAACGAAACGAACTCCATTTGCAAAACCAAAGCATTTTAGCCCACCTTAGGGAGTTGGACATGTTGGGAGCTAGGAGTGGCGATTATACCCTTTACAATGAAGCGAGGAAAGAAGGGAATAAATTAATTGCCGAAAATAACAAGGCGTGGGCAGATGCTGGGGAAAGTATAAAAGACAGCGAGAACCAATTAAAAATACTTGAGATAAACCAAACCAAGGCGCAGGCTGAAACGGTTAAGAAAAGTGCAGAGGCTAATCAAAAATTAGTTGAGGATAGAAAAGCGGCTTTAGAAAAGATTGCAGAGATAGAAGAAAAATTTGCTTACGACCAATTGACCGACCGCAAAAAGGAAATTTACGACATTGACAAAAATTACAAAGAGGCTTTCTTGTTAGCTAAAAAATACAAGCAAGACACAACTACTTTATTAGCTAATTATAACGCCGAAATAAAAGCGGTTAATGACAAGTTCGACCAAGAGGAACTCGACAAACAAAAAGAGCAAGCGGACGCCTTAGCTTTATTACAGCGTGAACTTGGTTATAAACAACTAACCGAAACCGAAGCGGCAAGACAACAAGAAATTGACAGCTTAAATGACTGGTATGCGGAAAAACTTTTATTATATGTTGACGATGCTGAAACAACTAAACAACTTCAAGAGCAGCAACTACTAGACCAACAAGCTTTAGCGGATAAATACGCAACTGAGGACGCTGAAAAGTTAAAAACATACAACGACCAAATCAACGAACTGAAATACGAACTTAACCAAGTTGGTTTAACGGAGGATGAGATAGCAAGGCAAAACGAAATCGCTGACCTCGAAAAGTGGTATACTGAAAAATTAGAACTTGCCAAATTAGATGTAGCTTTACAAGAGGAAATTCAGAAAGCGCACCAAGAAAAGAAAATGGCGTTGTTGAAAGCTGAAAGAGATGCGGAGGTTCAACTAGCTATTGACAAAGGGAACGACGTTGCCGATGCTACAAAGACGGGGTTACAATCACTTAGCGACTTAGTAACTGCGTTCGCAGGTGAAAGCGAGAAACAACAAGAGAGAGCGTTTAAAGTTAATAAGGCTACAAATATAGCAATGGCAGTTGTTGACACGTTAAAGGGTGCGGTCGCTGCGTACACTTCGCAAATTGTAGCGGGTGACCCGACCTCGATTGTTAGGGGTGCAATTGCGGCGGCAATGGTTACCGCTGCGGGTGTTGCTAACATTAAGAAAATAGCATCAACACAATTCAAAGGAGCAACCGCTTCAAATGCTGGCGGTGGTTTTGAGGGAGCTGGTGGCGTTGGTGGTGTTCAACCTGCGACACCTCAAACTAACTTATTTGGTCAATCGAATAACATGAATACTTTACAAGGTGCGCAAAGTGTCGAAGCCCCTCAAGTTGTTAAGGCGGTTGTTGTTGAAAGCGATATAACAAGCTCACAAAGTAGGATTAAACGAATGGAAGAAAACGCGACACTATGACAAGCTATTGGAAACTATTAAATAAACTCGAAACGTTCTTTAACGCACACATCCAAGTTAAAAAATTTGGCGGTGAATTCAGGGAGCAGATGCCGAACTTTTCAACGTTAGACGAACGTTATCCTTTGGTTTACGTTGTTCCAACTTCGGAAACTTCAGGAATGAACACGAACGTTTTTACTTTAGATGTTTATTGCGTTGACATTATTCAAAAGGATAGAGCAAACATAAATACGATTTTAAGCGATACCCAATTAATTTTAAACGACCTTTATTTATATTACACAGACGGGAACGATTTAAGCATTGATATTATTTCAGACCCAACAATGACACCATTAAACAACTTTGATTTAGACTATGTTGCTGGGTGGGTTGGTACTTTTACTTTTGAGGTTAATCAGTATTCAGTTTGTGAGATTCCACTTGAGCCAATAATACCCGTAACGAATGAATGTAGTTGCGACCCCGTAACGGTTCAAAACTCGGACGGTTCTTATGATGTAAGTGTTGATTGTGGCGACACTTTAATTTTGCCCGATACAACTTATAATGTATATTTAAACAGTGTTTTGGTAGCAACTGAAACCGCAGTAACTTTAGCAAATTTTGACATCAATATAATATGGCAGTAAACATAAATATACCTTCGCAAGTTTCTCAAACCATTACGGATGGAGTAACAGATAAAGCACCAAGCGAAGACGCAGTATTCGACGCTTTAGCACTCAAAGCAAACACGGGTGATTTAGGAAATTACGTTCCTTACACGGGTGCAAATAACGATGTAAATTTAGGGACGTACAATTTAACCGCTGACCATATAAATTTAAACGTGTCACCTTCGGGGGCTGGTTTTGTTGTTGGTTCAACGCAATGGAATAACACGTTAGGTAGTTCGGAAACACTTTTAAAAGGCGGTAACGTAACTTTAAAAAACGGAGTTGACCTAGTCGCAAGGGTGGTTAATAAAGTTGTTCCTAACACAACACTAACAAAAGCACAATACCAAGCGGTAAAAGTTAGCGGTGCAACGGGTGGGCGTTTATCTGTTGGACTTGCGCAAGCAAACACGGATTTAAATTCAGCGGACACAATCGGACTTGTAACTGAAACAATAGCGACTAACCAAGAAGGGTTCATTATCACGGTTGGGCAAATTGAAAACATTGATACGACTGGAAATTTACAAGGCGAAACTTGGACAGATGGAGACGTACTTTATTTAAGTCCAACGGTTGCAGGAAAACTTACAAACATTAAACCAACTGGGGCAACTGGTCATATTGTAGTTATTGGTTACGTTGAATATGCACACGCAAACAACGGTAAAATTTACGTTAAAGTTATGAACGGTTGGGAGTTAGACGAACTTCATAACGTTAATATTACTAACCCAACTGGGGGCGCGGTTTTAGAATACCAAGCTTCGACACAACTTTGGATTGATTCGGGTATTCAATACACCATCGAATTAATAGACGCTTTAACGGTTGATTTTTACGCGCCTTATAACTTGGTTATCACGTCAGTTAGTAACGTCTTAAACTCTCCTACAATAACAATACAAGACGATGGAGCAGCGTATACGTTAGGAAACACAATAACAGCAGGGAGTAAAATAACAGTAACGGGTTCGGTTGCTTCAGTAGTTAATTTAAACATAACTAAATAATGGATTCAAGATATATCAAAGCGGTTGCTGCGGTTACACCTGCTCCAGTTGGTGCAACGTTAATGAAGACGGGACAAACAACAAGTTACAGAACGGGAGACGATGGCGATATTGAGGCAGGGCGTGCAACTTCGTTTTCGGTCTTAGCTTCAAACAATCCATTTGGAAACACGAACCGCTTTACTGACGAATTAGGCGGTCAAACGTACACTAAAAACATAGTTATTGACTGGAGTACTTATAACGGAACAGGCGTCTTGGGTTGGTATAGATTACCGAATGCGGTTAACGTAGTTTGGAACACGGCAATAGATTCGGCTTTAGCTTTGTCAGTTGTTGGCTATACAACGGGGTGGAGGCTTCCAAATATAATGGAGTTTTCTTCAATTCTAAATTGGGGCTTAACATCTTATTTGAATTATTCACCTTTTAACCTTGGGGGTTTTGCATTTCAAACCTCGACAACATGGGGCTTTACAACCACGAATAATATTTCAATTAGTGGTACGGGGTTTCCTTCGGTTTCAGTAAAAACAAACGCAACTGGTCGATGGATAGCGGTTAGGAATTTCACGGTAAACGGAACAACTTTAACATAAAAAAATATGACTTATAAATTTGAACAATTCAATGTTGAAATAATTAACCCTACTGTTGAGGTTATTAATGTAATTGACAATATAAACACGAAAACTTGTAACGTTGACGTTTTACTAACTACGGACACGGCACAATTTGGTGTAACTTTAGACGGGTTTACTTATTTGGAAACTTGGGACGATGCAGACATTATTAATTGGGTAGGCATTGAACTACAAAACTACGTTGTAAATGGCTAGTAAAAGATTTAAAGTAAAGTATGCGACTAGGAATAAGTTAGCAAAGTCTTTGCAAAAGGAAATTAAAGACCTTGGATTAATTCAAGAATGGACACTTTACGATTCGATTCGTATTTCTGCGGTTAGTGGTGACGTAATTAACGAATTATTAATTACAATTAACGCAATGTATTATTATTTGTTTTTAGATGAGGGTACAAAACGAGGTATTCCACCCTATTCGATAACTGACAAATGGCTGCAACGTGCGGACACTCAACAAATAATTGGCGAGATAGTAGGGGAATATATTGCTTATCAATTTGAGGTTTATCCGTTGCTAGACTTAGCACCAATATTAAACAACCCAAAAGTAGAAATACAATTCAACTGGATTGATTCACCTTATCCGAATTTACCAACCGCACCGCAAACGGCATTTTAACTCATAACGTGTTTCATTGAAAGCATATTGAACACGAATATTAAATTAAGGTCTGTAATTGCGTCAATTTTTGTGATGTCTTCACCTGCTAAATTGTAGAGTAAACTTTCCCAAGCGAACTTAGAACGTTTCTTTTCGTTTTCAACTTCCTTTTTTTCTTCGGGGGTTAGTTCGTTCGTGTTTTCGTCTTCGTCGAATTGCGGTGCGAATAAGTTTTCATATTGCTTTGTAAAGTTGTCGCGGAATTTTAAGTATTCGTGAACCACTCCGAACACCGAGGTAATGGGTATTTCTTTAAACATTTCAGCACGTTCAAAAATATTGTATTTATAAGGTTCAAAAACATGGTTTCCCCAATCGTCAAGTTTTGTTTGTCGGTAAAATATTGCGCAAATAATCGGTATGTTTCCAATTTTATCTTGAACCGTAAAATAATCCGTATCAATAAACTCGCCTAGCGTAATTTTCTCGAATGGCTTAAACGTGAATTTATCAATTTGTTTTGTGACCTTAACACGAGGCTCTTGGCGTAAGAATTTAAGCGGCTCAATTAAGGCTTTTAATTCGTCAATTTCTAAGTCGTAAAACTCCTCAGGGTCTTCGTCGGTCAGTACACTTAATAATTCAACTTGCATTTCAAAAATAGAATCGAAATCCTTTTCGTCAAGTTTTGCAAGTTCAATAAATTGGTTAAGCGTTATTTGATTCCACGACTGAGGCAAATTCATCTGTTAAATTTTGAGCGGTGTCTTTTAATTTATCAGCAACGTATGCCATGAACGGGAGCGCAATTTCAGCATTTACTGATTTAAACAAATTAGCTTTGTGTTTAATATGAGCGTCCGAATAATGTTCAACGTTGTCGAGGTCTTCACGTTTAAAAATTACCGCCAACATTTTGGAGATATAATGTAAAGGGTCTTTCTTTATAATCTTTTCAATGTGCTTAATGTCACGAACTGACAACTTGAATTTCTTATCGTAACTAACATATTTATAACCTTCAAGTTCAATCGTCTTTTTAAACTTTTTAGGTGCTTTGTAACTTACTGAGTTGAATTCTTTAACCTTGTCTTTGAACTCCGAGAAGTCCATTTCGTTAACTTCGTTTTCATCTGCGCCTAAGTACGTGAACACGGACACCCACTTTTCAAAAGCGTCTAATTCTTGGTTATTTGTGAACTCGCTAACCTTTTCAAATTGCTCAATAGTTAACTCATTAATTACGTTTGGAATTTCTTTGCTGCCTAGTTTTATCATTTCTTTAAGTTTTCAACAAATATAAAAAAAATAACAAACAAATTTTTTACTTATTATAAGGTATGGATAAAGAATTACCTCTTTACAAAATTACAATAGACGAAGAATATAGCGAAGGCGAAGACTTAGGCATCGACATGATTGCCTTTACGTCAAAACCTGCCGTTATGGTTAAGGGAATGGCGTTTAATTCGGCGCACGTTTTCCATTTCAAAGACGAACCAAAAATGAGAATCGTAGCCCCTGCCATGATTCCAATGAATATCTATCGTAACGACGAGGGTGAGGAGTATTACGTTCAATTTACAGAGCAAGAAATAGAGAATATCTATTCAAAGTTCATGCAAGACTTAAACAACCAAAACTTGTTTAACCTTGAACATACAGATAAAAAAGTCCCTGCGTATATTCTCGAAGCGTGGTTAGTTGAAAACCCAAAAGAAGACAAAGCGTTTTCTAGTTATGGTATTGAAGTCCCAAAAGGAACGTTAATGTTAACCGCCCAAATAACGGACAAAGAATATTACAACAAGTTAGTTGAAAGCGACCAAGTCGGATTTAGTATTGAGGGGTTTCTAGGTCTTAAATTAAGCAACCAAATAAACAAATATAATATGAAGTTACCTGATGGAGAACACCTTATCGAGGGTAAAATCTACGTTGTAAAAGACGGGGAAATTATCGAGATAAAGGAGGAAGTTCCCTCTGAAGTGGAAGCTGAAATGGCTGAGGAAGTCGTTGAAGAGGAAATTAAGGAGGAAGAGGTAGCGGCAGCGGAGGAAGTTAAAGAAGAGGTTAAAGAGGAAGAAATCGTCATGGCGGTTGACCCTGCAACTGATTCGGAGGCTGTTCTTGCTATCGTTCAACCTTTGTTAGATGCAATGGCTACCGAATTAATGAAAGCTATTGCTGAAGTAAAAGCATTAATTCCAGTTCAAGAGGAAGTGGAAGAGGAGGAAGTTGAATTGTCCGAGCAAAAGTTTTCGGCAATTGACCGTTTAAAAAAATACAGACAATTATTTAAAGAAAATTAAAATGAACAGAAAATTAAAATTCGACTTAGACATCGAAACAAACGCACTATTGTGCGCAAACCCTGACGAGTTCTATTCTCGTGCTTATTTAACAGAAGACCTAGTTGACAATTACAGAACTTTGCCAGGAATTAAGTCGGCTACTAAACTTGCAAACGTTGCTTTTGGAAATATCTTAAGAGCTTCTAACTGTAACTTTTCCGCTCCTGACGATTCACTAGACGCAATCGACATTGATGTTTGTCCTTTGTCAGCAATGGCGCAAATTTGTCAATTTGATTTGGAGCAATCTTTTGTTTCTTTACAAATGGCTCAAGGTTCTAACGGTGACTTTACAGTTGCTAGTTTTATGAACTACTATTGGAATGAGATGTCTTTGAAAATCCAAGAGGATTTGGAGCTTATCAGATGGCAAGGTGACACTTCTTTGGTTGCTGACCCTATCCTTTCTTTGTGTGACGGCTACCTAGTTAAACTTTGTGGTGATGGTGACGTTATTGGTTTACCTTCAACTGCTATTGATTCAACAAACGTTATTGCTGAAATGACTACTGTTTACACTTCACTACCTCCTGCGGTTATCCGTAAGAAAGCTGATTTGAGATTTTATGTTTCTGCAAACGTTGCTGCTGCTTACGAGTTAGCTGCTGCTACTGGAAACACTCAAACTTACGTAACTTTGCCTTTAGGGTTAACTTTCCTAGGTGTTAAGGTTGTTGTTGCTGACGGTATGCCTAACGACACAATGGTGTTGACGCTTAAGAGTAATTTAATTTATTCTTTTGATGGTGAAGGTGATTCAAAAGCATTGAAAGCGGTGAACCTTACTGACACTGTTGCTGAGCCTTATTTGAGAACTCGTGCAAACATGAAGGTAGGTTTCCATTACACGAACCCTGCGGAAATCGTTGTTTATAACGAATGTTTCGGAGCATAATTTAATTTAATTACTAACAATAGAGGGGGTGGGGTTTACCCTCACCCCTTTTTTAATAACTTATAAAAATGGCTTGTACAACTTTAGAGGCGATTGTTAAAGGATGCGACAATAACATCGGCTCAATTACAAAAATTTATATAAACGATATGTCCGAGGTGACTGCGGTTAACGCAAATACCACAACATGGATAATTGGTTCAATAACTCACACTTCACCTTTCTTGGATTTTGAGTTTAGAAGAAACACTTCAAACTATACTGAAGAGGCTGCAATTGATTTAATTAACGGTTCGTCTTTCGTTACTCAGACAATTAACTTAATGTTCCACCGAAGAGAAGCTGCGAAGTCTTTAGCTATTAAAATACTAGGCGAAGGTCAAAGAGACCTTTCAGTTGTTGTTTTGGATGGCAACGGGAAGTATTGGTATTTTGAAAACGTTCAAGTTACTGCATACGGCGAAGGTTCGGGAACTGCCAAGGCTGACGGTTCTAAATATTCGTTAGTATTGACTGCGGAAAGCGAGCATTTAGCTTACGAAGTTGATTCAACGGTAATTGCTGGATTACTAGTTTAACCAAACTAATATCTAATAAGACCCTCGGAGTGATTCGGGGGTTTTGTGTTTTTATAACAAATTACGTATTTCTACTATTATAAGATATGATTTACCTAGACAAAGGAGAAATAAACACTTTCGCTTTAACGCTTACGGAGAACTCGACTATTTCAGCGCCGACTTGGTTGTTCGTGTTTGAGAACGAATTCAATACCGCATCACAACCTATTTATTGGGTGGGTGTTGATACGTCGCCTTACGTAAATCGTTACAATTTATTCACTTTGGAAGAGGGCGTTGACCTTACTTTAATTATAGGACAATACACTTATTCAGTTTACGAAAGTCCCGTGCCTATTGTAGTCGACCAAAACACGAGCGCAGCAGGTTTAAACCTTGTTGAAGAGGGTCGATTGGTAGTAAACGGAACATCCACATCAATATACGATTAAATGAAAATATTTGGATTCGAGATAGGAAAAAAAGAAAGCGTTCAGGTTGTTGAGGGAAACAATTATCAAGCGTTTTCAACCCCTTTTTTAAAGGTTGGGGAGGGAAATCTTTCTTTGCCATACGTAAACCCTAGACAACAAGTAAACGGTTACATTCGATTTGGTTCGGACAACTTGTATCCACAACTTTTAAATCAGATGTACTTTACTAGTCCGTTACATGGTGCAATTGTAGACTACAAAACAAACGCTGCGGTTGGTGGTGGCTTTGAAATTACCGTGGATAAGAACGCAACGGCAATGGAGAAAGTTGATGTGTACACTTTTGATAAACGAATTAAGTTAAAAAAGTTGTTGCCAGTATTGACAAAAGACGTTATTATTCACAATAGAGTTTATTTTTATTTATGCTTTAACCAAATTGGAGACCTAGTTAAGATAAAACATATAGGAGCGGAAAAAGTTAGACGTGATAAATACGGAGAAAACTATTTCATTTGCGACGATTGGAATTCACAAATTGACATTAAGACAATAAAGCCTTACAAATGGGGTGTAAATCAAAAGGAATGCTTATATGTTTGGGAATCGCATTCAGTAGGTCAAGACGTTTATCCATTACCTCAGTATTCAAGTGCTATGAATTGGGCGTTTTTGGATGGTGAAATGTCTTATTTACAGAAATCAAATATTATAAATTCAATTTTTCCGAGTTTTGCCATGATGTTTCCTAAGAAGCCACAATCTGAAGAGGAAAAAATGGCTATTAAAAACACGATTGATAGGGCAAAAGGCGCAGCTAATGGAGGTAAGGCGATTGCATTTTTTGCAAATAGTCAAGACCAATTGCCAACGATTGAAAGCATACCGACAAACTCAAACGATAATTTATTTCAAACAACTACCGAATCAATAGATTCTAAAATTTGTCAAGCGCATATTATCGACCCGATATTAATGGGGATTCGAGTAAGCGGAAAACTAGGGTCTGGAAGCGACATTAAACAGGCTTATATTATATTCGAAAAAAACACGATTATTCCATTACGTGAAATTGTTGAGGACATTGTAAACGACTTATTTGAGATAGGTCAAGTTAAAGCTACGTTCACAATAAACAACTTTCAAATCGTTAACGAAACTATTGTAGAAAGAGACGAAAACGTTGCGGCAATAAACGATGCTTTGAGTACGATGCGCCCTGAATTAGCGGTTAAAGTTTTGGAAAATATGACCGTTAACGAAATTCGTGCAATGGCTTCTTTACCACCGATTGAAAACGGAGACACTAACCAACAAACACCTGCGCAATGATTTATTTTATAACCGAAAACTATTTAAAGACGCAAACACCAATAACTGCAA